GTCTGGCCGCGTGGCGGATCCTCACCCGCGCCCAGACCGCTCTCCTCACGGCGCTCGCCCGCATCCGGCCCGGCCGCAACGCCTCCCGCGCCATCCGCACGGCCACCGCCGCGTTCCAGCAGCAGATCGCCGAATTCGACCGGGCCGTCGCCGGCTTCGCCGAACGGTGGGCATCCACCGACCTGCCCATCGCCTACCGCGAAGGCGCCCTCGCCACCCTCGACCACCTCGACCGGCCGCACCGCCTGTGGTCCTGGACCAGCCGGCACCAGGCCACCATCACCGGCCTCACCGCCCAGTACTACGCCGACCTGATGGGCCGCCTTCAGGAAGCCGTCCGCCGCGCCCGCGCGTTCCTGCGCGCCGCCACCGAAGCCGCCCGCGCCCGCCTCGGACGGTTCACCGTCCCGGCCTTCGACCGGGCCCAGCTCCAGCAGGACCACCCGCTCGACACCGTCATCTACGCCAACGACTCCCGCCACCCAGTCGAATCGTGGGCACGCGCCGCCCTGTCCTGGCAGACCGTGACCACGGCCAACACGGCGGCAGCCCGTACATCCCTGGACGACCTCGGCATCGAGTGGCTCGAGGTCAGCGACGGACCGGGCTGCGGCTGGGAGACGCATGACGATCTCGACCTGGCGAACGGCACGCTGCGTACCGTCCAGGACGCCCTCGCCCACCCCGCCGCACACCCGAATTGTGTTGTTGAGGGCACTGAAGTAGAAGCAGTTGGCGCTATTGAGCTTGCCTATAGGTTCAAGAAGTCAGGCGCTCTGGTCGAGATTTCCACGGCAAACGGAAACCAGCTGACCATCACTCCGAATCACCCGGTACTCACGGGGCGCGGATGGATTCCTGCGGGCGAAGTCCACGAAGGCGACAACGTGGTCGTCAGCTCCAACGAAGGAGGAGCTTCCACGCTTCTTTCGGATCTCCAACAAATGCCAGCCCGCATCGAGGAGATATTTGCGGCGCTCGGGGAGGCGAGCTCGTGCTCGAGCGCTGTAGCCTCCGCCCAGGATTTCCACGGCGACGGTCCCGACTGTGATCGCCAAGTCGATGTTGTAGGGGCCGACGGCCAGCTGTGGCGTGTAGTCGATTGCCCGACTGGTCAGCAGACGGCCGACCTCGACTTCCAGGTGGCTGATTCCGAGTCCAGCCTTCTGCCGACTGAGGGCGCGTCGCTCGAGGACCTCAAGGGGCTCGACTTGTCCTCGCCGCGCCGCGTGGGCGGCTGCGACGTTCGCCGGGTAGGAGTTTCTGCCCCGGATCTTGATGCCCCGTTCCTTGAGTCTGTACCTGATGGTGGCTTCCTTGAGCCCGAATTCATTAGCCAGGCTCAGAGCCGACTCTCCATCAACATAGCGACGGATGATGTCGTCAAGGTTCGGTATTTCGACTCGGCGGTTCGGCATGTGTACGACCTATCCACGTCGGAGCACGCGTATTTCGCTAATGGAATTCTAGTGCATAACTGCGTCCGCCAGTTCCTGCCTCGGCCCGCCATCATCACCGGGCCCGACTTCGTTCCCGGAGGCCCCTTCTGATGCGTGCTCTCGAATCGGCCGTCTTCTGGAAACGCCTGCACCTGACGCTGTTCTTCGTCTGGGTGATCCTCCTCGCGCCCACCCTCCTGTGGTGGAAGGAGTCGATCCCCTACATCGTCGCCATGTCCTGGTACGCCATCGCCATCGGCCACATCAGCTCCTGGCAGGCAGCACGCGCGGAACGCAAGGAAGAAGAGAGCTGACCATGACCACGCCCCCCAGCCTCGGCGACGCTCCGCGCCACGTCCGCATCGCCAGCGACGGCATCCGCCCCGCCCTCTACATCGACGACACCGAGTTCACGAACCTCGTGCACGGTTACAGCCTTCAGCAGCAGGCAGGGCAACCGCCACTCCTCGTCCTCCACGCCAACCTGCACCGGCAGGCCATGGAGTTCGACGGGATGGCGCACGTCGTCGTCGGCGACGATCCCAACCCGGCCCAGGCCGTCGTCGACTTCCTCCGCAGCCTCGACCCGAAGACCCTCGAGCAGGCCGCCCTCGAGCGCGACGACCTCAGCAACGAACGCTACGGGCTCACCCGCGCCATGCTCGCCCAGGCCGCCGACTGGGCCCTCGGAAGCGGCGGCCGCTGATGGCCGGCCTTGATGACGCCATCGCCGGCGCGGTCGCCTTCATCCGCACCAGCCTGCTCGTCGACACGGTCCGCGTCACCCATCCCGGCGGCACCGGCGAACCGGTCCTGAACGAGGACACCGGCCGCTACGAGTACCCGACCACCGTCGGCGAGATCCTGTACGAAGGACCCGGCGCGATGCTGCCCGTCAGCGGACCGCCGATGACCGTCATCGCCGACGCCAACCTCCCCTGGGACAGGGCCACCCGCTCCGCGTACATGCTCCTCACCCCGCTCGAGGCGCCCATCCCGTACAAGGACTGCGTCATCACCGTCGTCGCCGTGCACAACCCGGCCAACACCGCCCTCCTTGGCAGGGCCTGGCAGTGCTCCGACCCGGGGCGGGCGGGCACGGTCGAAGCGGTCCGCAAGACCCCCTGCGATCAGATCGGAGGTGCAGCAGCGTGACCCCCGACGAACTTGCCGACCGGCTCGACCAGGCAGCCGACAAGATCGGCCCCGCGGTGCAGAGGCGGATGCGGCACGTCGCCACCCTCGGTATCGCCACGATCCGCCGGAACGCGTCCGGCCGGCCAGGGCCGCGGGTCATCACCGGCGCCTACCGTGCCTCGTGGCGGGACGTGCACCAGGCCCTGCCGCACGGAGCGCAGTGCACCATCGGCACCGACGCCCCCCAGGGCCGCCGGCTCGAGTTCGGCTTCTGGGACATGACCGACAGCATCGGCAGGCACTTCTTCCAGCCGCCGTATCCGCACGTGCAGCCCGCTCTGCCGCTGATCGGGACGATCCTGCGCAATCAGATGGGCGAGGCGATCGACGAGGTGCTCTCATGATCCGCCGCCGCCCGGTCACCAACGCGGTCGCCACCCTGCTGGCCACCGCGTCAGGGCTGCCCGTGGGACGCGGTAAGGCACCGGACGAGAACCCGAACCCGCCCTACTACCTGCTGTACGCCATGCCGCTCGAGGTGTCCGGCGCTCCGCTCGCCGACGAGAACGAGGACGCGTCCATCGTCTACCAGGTCACCTCCGTGTCCGGGCCGGACCCGAAGGTTGCGGAATCGGCCGGGGAGCTCGAGCAGACGGAGTGGATGGCCGACAAGGCCCGCGAAGTGTTCCTCGCCCGCGACCCGGCGACCGGCCTGTGGCTGCATCAACTCGCCATCCCCGGCGTCAAGGTCATGACCAGGTCGCTGGATACAGAGCCCGGGGGAACGAATGATCCGGCCGATGCCATCATCACGTATGTGCAGCGTTTCAGGCTCGGCCTGACGCCCGCCTGACCCCCGGTCAGGCAGAAGGACCGCACCGCGGCGGGATCCCACGCGGACGCCACCCCACTGGTGGCCGCCACCGCCGTACCGCATTCAAGGGGTCCCCATCATGGGCAGGTTCTCCCGCAAGGGCGTAACAAAGATCTTCTTCGCCGACACGATCGCCGCCGCCACTTACATCCCCACCCGCACCGAGCTGACCGCCGCGACCGACCTGACGAAGCAGATCGCCGCAGTCGACGGGTTCACCCTGGAGAACCAGGAGATCGAAACCCCCGACCTCGAGAGCACGTTCACCGCGAAGATCCCGGGCGACGACCAGGCCGCAGACTCGACGCTCACCTTCTACGAGGACGACACCTCCTCCACCACGGAGGAAGCCCTCGCGAAGGGCACCACCGGGTTCATCATCATCCTCCGCAAGGGCGACGTCCCTGCCTCCAAGAGCATGGACGTCTACCCGGTGCGCGTCGCCTCCAAGAGCTCCGCCATCACCGTCGACAACGAGCCGGCGAAGTGGATGGCCAAGTTCTCCATCACAGACACGCCGGTCCTCGACGAGGCAGTCCCGGCCGCCGTCTGATCCAGCTGCCCCTTCGAAAGCTCCTGGCCGGGCCCGGCGTGTTCGGGAAGGGGCGCTCCGGCGCCCGGCCAGGGTTCCCCTTCCCTACCGGAGGACCACCATGACGAGCACCACCACAGGCGGGAAGCGCGACCGGCATGCGGCCACCATCCGCGCGCGCCTGTCGAAGCTGCAACGGCCGACCGCGACGATGACGATCTGCACGGACCCGGAGGCGAAGCAGGCACTCCGGAGAGCCGAGTTCGCAGTCCGAGCAGCGCAGGCCAGCGTCGACGAGAACTCCACCGACGACACGCGTGCCGCGCTCACCGCCGCCCAGGAGGCGCTGAAGACGGCGCAGGCAGCGTTCGACAAGGTCGCCATCGTGCTCCGCTTCCAGGCCCTTGAACGGCCGGTGTGGGACGCCATGAAGCTGAGGCACAAGCCGACCGAGGAGGACGCCGAAGACGGCGCCCTGTTCAACGCCGAATCCCTCGCTCCCGAGCTGATCGCCGCCGCATCCCTGGACGGCATCACCGAGGACGAGGCCCGCGAATACCTCAACACCTGGGGAGCCGGCGAAGCCGTCACCCTCTACAACACTGCGTTCAGTGTCCAGAACGAAACTCGCATGGACGTGGGAAAAGGCTGATCGGCGATGAACGGTTCCGTGCCCAGCTCGAACTGTGCGACCGGTGGGGCATCCCGCACAGCCTCTTCCTGGGCGCAGGGGACGGCACCTGGACGGCCCGGGACCGGGACAAGGCACTCGCCTACCGCGACTACCAGCGCACCATCTGCCCCCAGTGCGGCACCCGCCACGACGACTGGGACCACGGCGGCGACGACGAAGAAGACGCTTACGCCGTGTCCGTGCAGAAGTGCGTCGGATGCGAAGTCATCGCCGACAAGCAGCAGGAGCTCGAGAAGCAGGGCGGCGCCCTGAACGGCCTGAAGATCGCCCTGGTCCCGGCTTCGGTGCAGGCGGCGATCACGGTGGAGCGGGAAGCGGAGCAGGCCCGGCGCAGACAGCGCTGGGGCGACGACGAGTAGTAAGGGAGGCGGACGCGGGTGGCCAACTGGAACCTCAGCGTGGACATGCGCGGCAGCGGGGACGACCTCGCCCGCGCCCTACGCGAGTCGGCCCGCGAGGCACGCAACCTCGCTACGGCCACCCGCGACGCCCGCACCCAGGTCCGCTCCCTGGACACCAGCTCTCAAGCCGCCGCCAGCCAAGTCAACCGGCTCGGTGCCGCCGCCAGCGGGGCGCAGCGAAACCTGCTCCGCATGGCACGACAGGCCAACGTGGCAGCCCAGGACCTGCGGGAGGTTGCCCGAGCCGCCGACGCGGCCGATGCGCGACTGCGCGCCATGGGTGGCAACGTCCGAGTCCGCGCCCACCTGGACGCGGACACCGGCGCCGGAGCGGCAGCCGTGCGAGCAGCAATCGCCGATCTGTCCCGACTGGGCCCGGTCCGGATCGGTGTGCAGTTCGACGCCGACACCACGCAGCTCGCAGCCATCGGCCTCACGGCGACCGCCGCCCTCGCCGACATTCAGAACCAAGCCCAGGACACCTCCCGGGCGCTGCTGCTGCTCGCCGCCCGGGCCCGGCGCACAGCCCGCGAACTCGACGACCTCGCCACCCGCGCCCGAGCAGCGGCCACCGGCGTCCGCTCCTTGGGAAGCGCCGCCCGTACCGCCTCCGGCAACCTCGGAGACCTGTCCACCAGCTCCCGCACCCTGCGCGGCGACCTGGACGACCTGGACGGCACCGTCACCCGGCTCAGCGGCAACCTGGGCGGTCTGCGCGGCAGCCTCGGCCACACCAGCGGCGCGGCCCGCAACGCGTCCGGCAGCATGCGCAGCCTGCTCGTCACGGCGGGCCTGCTGGCCACAGGCATCATCCCCATCGCCGCCTCCCTCGTCCCCATCGCTGCCGGTCTGGCCGCAGCCGGGGCCGCCGCCGGCGCGTTCGGTGTCGCGATCGGCGGACAGATCGCCACCCTCGTCGAAGCCGGCGAGGCGCAGGAGAAGTACGACGATGCCGTCCGGGAGCACGGCAAGTCCTCCGAGCAGGCGGTCGCCGCCGAGAAGGAGTACATGCGGCAGCTCGAGGAGATGCCGCAGGCGACCCGCGAAGCCGCGGCCGCCGTGTCGGTCCTGAAGGACGAGTACAAGGAATGGTCCAACGCGCTCGCCGACGACACGATGCCCATCGCGATCAAATCCATGGGCCTCATGCAGGCACTGCTGCCGAAGCTCACCCCCCTGGTGCGCGGCACGTCGGACGAGTTCGAGCACATGCTGGACGTGCTGGCCGGGGCCTCCCAGACGCAGGGATTCGACGGGCTGATGGACCGCTTCGCCGAGTTCGCCGGGGAGACCCTGTCGAAGGCCACATCCGGCATGGTCCGCTTCTCACAAGCCCTGGACACGGGCGAGATCGGCGGCGACTGGCGAGAGTTCATGGACTACGCCCGCGAGGTCGCCCCGCAGGTCGGCGACACGCTGTCCGAACTCGCCACGACCATGCTGCACCTGCTGGTCGCCGGATCCGACCTGGGCGTCAGTGTGCTCCAGCTTGTCGAAGCCTTCGCAGCCTTGGTGAACGCAGTGCCGCCCGAGGTGCTGTCGATGCTGCTCCAGTTCTACGCGGCGACGAAACTCGTCGCCCTCGGAGCCGCCGGCCTGGCCGCAGTCACCGGCGGTGCCGCAGCCGCCCGGCTCGCCGCCTACTTCACCGTCATGCGTGCCGCCGGCGTCGCCACCACCCTGCGCGCCACTGCCGCGTCCATGTCGATGATGACCAAGGCGGCCATCGGGCTCGGAGTCCTCGCAGCAGCTGCGGTCGGAATCAACAAGCTCGCGGAGAACGCCCGAGGAGCGCCGCCGGACGTCGACCGGCTCACCACCTCCCTGAAGGAACTCGCCATCACCGGCAAGATGACCGGCGAACTGAAGAAGACCTTCGGGGATTTCGACGGGCTCATCGACAAGATGAAGAAGCTCCGGGTGGAGACGGAGCGGGCGTCGGACGCCAACGAGGGCTTCGTCATTCCCGGTATCGAGCAGTTCTCCGACTGGATCGGCGACGTCGGCAACGATCTCTTCAAGGGCGAGGAGAGCTTCAAGGCTCTGAAGGAGGACTTCAAGGGGGTCGACGAGGCTCTGGCGCAGCTCGCCTCGAGCGGGAACGCCGCATCGGCCGCGGAGGGATTCGACCTCATCCGCCGGGCAGGCAAGGAAGCGGGCTACTCGACCAAGGAGATCAACGACCTCCTCCCCGAGTACCAGGCTGCCGTCGCCAGCTTGAAGGTGGAGCAGCAGCTGGCGGCTGCGGGCATGGGATTGTTCGGTCAGCAGGCGATCGCCACCAAGGGCAAGCTGGACGCCCAGCGGGCATCTGCCGACGGCCTCCGCGGCGCGATCCAGGCCCTCAATGACGTCAACCGCCAGGCCCTCGGCGGCATGATCGGCTTCGAGGCGGCCATCGACGCCGCGGCGAAAGCAGCGGCGGAGAACGCCGGCGCGCTGAACATGGTCAACGGGCAACTGGACCTGAACGACCCGAAGGCGCAGGCTGCGGCCACCGCGCTTCAGGAACTGGCGACGAAGACCGATGAGGCCGCCGCAGCCGCCCGGGCCTCTGGCGCATCGTGGGGCGAGGTCAACGCCATCTACGACCGCGGTCGTGCCGAGCTCGTGAAGTACGCGCAGCAGATGGGGCTGTCCGAGACCCAGGCGAATGCGCTCGCCACCAGCATCCTGGGCATCCCGGCGGACAAGGACATCACGATCGAAATGATCCGCGAGGACGCCCTCGCAGGTCTCGACCAGGTGATCGCGAAGATCAAGGCCACGCCTGGCAGCAAGTCGGTCACCGTGGACGCGCTCACCGCCGAGGCGATGCGGCTCCTCAACTCGCTCGGCTTCCGAACGGAGACCCTGCCCGACGGACGGGTGACGGTGACCGCGCTCACCGGATCCGCCCTGGCGAACATCGGCGCGGTGCAGAACGCGCGTGACCGCCTGTCCGACAAGACCATCACCATCACCACGAACTACGTCGTCACCGGCAACCAGGCCCGCCGCTCGGGCGCGCACGGCACGCAGCTCGGCAACGCCGACGGCTCGATCACCGACTACTACGCCGACGGCGGCATCCGCGCTGGCGAGGTCAAACACTTCGCGAACGGGTCCGAGAACCACATCGCGCAGATAGCCCCCGCCGGCGCGATGCGCGTGTGGGCGGAGCCCGAAACGATGGGCGAGGGCTACGTGCCCTTCGCCCCGTCGAAGCGGCCCCGCTCCCGCGCCATCACCGAAGAGATCGTCCGGCGCCTCGACGGCGACCCTTCGGCGTTCCACTGGATCGCCAACGGCAACCTCAACGACTGGAGCGGGCACCAGGCGTTCAACCCGCTCGCAGCACACCAGCGCCGCCAAACCTTCCCCATCCTGCGTGAGGCGGCCCGCCGCATGAGTGTCGGGCTGACCGACGTCTCCGCCAACCGCCAGGTTGTGATCGTCAAGGAAGGCGACACCACCACCATCAACGTGCCCGCCGTCCGTACCGAGGCCTCCGCGTCCGACATCGGAGCGCAGGTCGGTCGCAGCTACCGGCGCGCCACCAGGGGAGGGGTGAAGACCCGTGCCTGACATCACGCTCACCGAAGGCCAGGTCGACCTCGGCGGCGTCGCCATCGGCAGGGACACCGTGGTCAACATCATCGACATCACCGGCCTAGGCCGCCCCCCGGTCCGCGACAACGACGTCGATCGCCCGTCGATGGACGGAGCGTGGGCCGGGCCGGACTACTGGGCCGCCCGACAGGTCCAGATCGACGCCGCCATCAGGATCCCCGGCGACGGGCCGGCCTGCGAGGCGATGCTCGCCAGCCTGCAAACCGCCGCCGCCGACCCGGCCCTGCGGCTCACCGGCGGCAGCGGCATGCCGCTGCGGATCCTGCGCCCCGGCGGGATCGTCAAGCGCCTCACCGGCCGCCTGCGGCGCCTCGACGCCGAGTACGACCAGGTCATCCACGGCTACATGCCGATCGACATCGACTTCATCGCCCACGACCCGACCTGGTACGCGGACACCGAGACGCAGACGACCATCCCGCTGGGCTGGCTGTCCGGCGGAGGGTTCACCGCACCGATCGTCGCGCCGATCCACGTGACGTCCGGCGCGACGGCTGCCGACCGGCCCGGCTGGGTAACCAACGCCGGGGACACGGACGCGTGGCCGGTCATTCGGATCACCGGCCCCTGCTCCAACGTGACCATCACCCACGTCGACTCCGGGCGCCAGATCAAAATGCCGACGCTGGTCCTGACCGCCGGCCAGTGGGTGGAGATCGACACCCGGCCGGGCTTTGTCACCGTGACCCGCGAGAACGGCGGCAACGCCTCCACCCTCATCTCGCCCGGCAGCCGCATCGACCAGTTCAGCCTGCCGCCCGGCCAGTCAGAGATGCGCTGGACCGCCGTCGACCCCACCAACACCGCCCGCATGCGCCTCACCTGGCGCGATGCCTACATCGCCCTCTGAGGAGCACCGATGACCCTGTTCCAGGCCCCGATCCTCACCGACGGCGCCACCCACCCCGCGCAGCAGTTCCGCATGCTCGTGCGCGACCTGGCCCGCGGCGCGGAGGGCATCACCGAAGGCGACGACCTCAAGGTCAGCCAACTGTCCACCCCGGGCGGCGGAGTGCAGGTCTCGGACGGGTCCGGCATCGTCACCGGCCGCGCCAACCCTCTCCAAGGCTCCTACGCGGTCGCGAACCTAGGCACGGACACCGTGGACGTCGCGGCGAACGGCGGCGGCGCCACCCGCTACGACATGGTCGTCCTCCGCGTGGAGGACCCCGAGTACGAGGGCACCCTCGACCCCGCCGTCGATGACATCAACTACTTCACGATCATCCCCAACGTCTCCTCGACCGCCACGACGATCCCTGGCGGGCTGACCGGCATCCCCCTCGCCCGCATCGCGATCCCGGCCGGCACCTCCGTCATCACCGATGCGATGATCACCGACCTGCGGCAGGTCGCCAACCCCCGCCGCGAACGCCGCCTCCACGTCCAGACCCCCACCACCGGCTCCACCGCCATCAGCGGCACCTCCGGCACCCCCTCCTACTTCTCCAGCGCGGCCGGCTGGGACATCGCCATCCCCGAGTGGGCCACCCAGGCCCTCATCAGTTTCTCCATCGGCGGCATCCGCCTGTCCGTCGGCAACTTTTTCGGCAACATCTCTGCGACCTTCGGAGCCCTGGCCGTGGAGCCCGTCATCATCGACGACAACGGCGGCAGCACCGTCCGCCGCGCCACGCACATCATGGGCGACACGCTCACCATCCCGGACTCCTACCGCGGCACCACCCAACTCCTGCGCGCCCGCGGCCTCGCCGCCGCCGGGAACGCCGGCTCCATGCAGATCGATTCCTCGTCCACCCTGATCGCCGACGTGGAGTTCGTGGAGGCACCGCGGTGACCGGCCTCGCCCCGGTGGACAGGGTCCTCACCCGGCACGCCCTGACCGGCGAGTGGCAGACCCTCGCCCTCCCCGTCCAGGACCTGGCGTACGGGCCGGAGCTGAATGGCCCCGGCACGCTCACCGGCCGCCTGTCGCCGCGGCTCATTGCCCAGAACCCCAGCTTCCTCGACCCTGGCACCACGTACATCTACACCGAGGCCGCTGGCCAACTCCGGTGGGGCGGCCTGGTCTGGCACGCCGAGCCCGAGGGCGACGTCTTCACGTTCGAGGCCGCCTCCTGGTCCAGCTACCTCGAGCACCGCTTCGACCTCGACGGCAACTTCGGCGGCCGCGGCCCGTACACCACCACGGACCCGTGCGAGGTCATCCGCGACATCTGGGAGTACGCCCAGTCGGTCCAGGACGGCAGCATCGGCGTCATCGTCGACACCACCACCAGCACCGCGAAGGTCGGCACCACCGCCGAGCCCTACAAATCGGGCTGGTGGGACGGCAAGAGCCTCGGCTCCCACATCGACGACCTCGTCTCCGGCGAAGCCACCCCCGACTACACGTGCGACGTCGCCTGGAACGCCGACAAGACCTTTCCCGTGCACCGGATTCGTCTCGGCTGGCCGCGCCTCGGCGCCCGCCGCACCGACCTCACTTTCGCCTCCGGCATCAACATCGTCGACGACCCAACCGTCCCCCTCCGCGGCGACGACTACGCCCAGGTCGTCGTCGCCGTGGGAGAAGGCGAAGGGTCCGCGAAACGGCGCGCCGTCTCGGCCGTCCGCAACGGCAGGCTGCGCCTCGAGCACATCGCCGACTACCCGGGCATCAAGGCAGATGACGTGCTCGCCGCCCACGCCGCCGCAGAGCGGAAGAAGCGGCAGGTCATCGGAACTGTCGACCAGATCATCGTGCGCGACAGCCCGGCCGCCCGTTTCGGGTCCTGGCAGGTCGGCGACGACGTGTACGTCCGCGTCCACAACGCCTGGACCTCGTACGTCGGCTGGCGCCGCATCACCAGCTGGACCATCCACCCCCACGCCAAGGGCGGGCCCCAGGCGGTCATCGACCTCCAGCCCGCCGACGCCTACACCTACGCAGGGACGTAACCGCATGGACATCGGACACGAACTGGCCCTCATCAAGCGCAAGCTCGAAGAGATTGAGCGCTCCTCGCGCTTGTCGTCCGCGTCGCTGGACGACACGGCGCTTGAGGTCTTCGACGACTCCGGCAGCCTGAAGGCCATCGTCGGCGTCCAATCCGACGGAACCAGCGGCGTGAACGTGGTCAACGGACCGCTCCCGCCCACACCGTCCGACCCGACTGTCGAGCCCGCGCTCGCCGCGCTCACGGTCGCCTGGGACGGCACCTTCACCGACGCGCAGGCCGCACCACTGGACTGGATGCGCGTCGAGGTCCACGTCGGCCCCACCGCCGGGTTCACCCCGGACCAGGGCACGCTGCGGGACACCATCGAGACCGCACAGGGTGGCAGCGTGGTCATCTCTCTCCCGTACACCGAGTGGTTCGTGAAGCTCCGTTCCCGCACCACCGCCGGCGTCGCCGGCCCGGCCAGCAACGCTGTTGCGGGCACCCCCCGCAAGGCCGACACGGAAGACCTCGTAGTCGGGGCGATCACCGCCGACCTCATCTCCGTCGACGCCCTCACCGGTAAGACCATCACTGGTGGAGTCATCAACGGCGCCGAAGTGCACTCGAACGACGGTGCAGGAGCCACCGTCGACATTGCCGACGGCATGGTCGTCGCGACCGCGCCCACCGGCTGGTCGGTCCTGATCGACCCCATCGGAACGAAGCCGGCGATCGAGTTCAACAACAGCCTCGGAGCGACTGCCGGATACGTCGCCTCCACCGGCACCGACTCTCAGCCCGCTATCAGCATGGCGAGCGGAACGTTCACCGACGGCGCCACCTCGGACTGGCGGTGGGAAACCTACTCAGGACAGGGCGAGAGCACCAACTTCTGGCGCACGTACCGGCGGCGCGACTCGGACGGCAAGATCATGGGAGGCTGGTTCCAAGCCGCCTCCAACCGGGCGTACATGGCCTACGTGAACACGGTGGACGGCATTCCGTCCACGCGCATCGAAGTGACTGACGGCGTCGTCTCCTCGATCGGCGGCCGACTGTCCGTCCAGCCTGCGGCGTCCGCCTCGTCCGGCATGCTCCTCAACGCCGCCTCCGGCCACACGGGCAACCTGCTGCTGCTCCAGAACAACAGCGCCGACAAGTTCACCGTCGACAAGGACGGCAACACCACCCTCACCGGCACCCTGACCGGCCCGAACGGCACCTACAGCGAGGAAGGCGCCTGGACGACTCCCACGTTCTCGTCGTGGGTGCAGACCACCAACACCACCTACCAGACCCTGCGCCTGTCCAAGGGAACGAAGCGGGCCCGCCTCGACGGCGTCGGACAAGCACCCGCCGCCGGTATGGGTGCCGGCACCAACGTGACCGCGTTCACCATCCCCGCCGGCTACCGGCCCCTGAAAGCGCACTACTACGACGTCCCCAACGTCACCGGCGCCACCCCGCCGTCCGTCGGGTGCCGTGTCGGCGCGGACGGTGTCGTCACCGTCTGGACCACCCCCGCCGTCGCCGCGAACGCCCTGTTCGACTTCACCAGGGTCGACTGGCCGCTCGACTGACCAGCCCTGGCGGGCGGAGGGAACAATCCTTCCGCCCGCCTCTACGCTGAACAGCAGGGCGACCCTCCGCCCCGCTCCACCCCCGAGGGACTGCCACCCGGCCGCGCCGGGAGCAGAGACCACCGCCACACGCTCTGGGCGCGGGGAAGAGAGCGAGACAGCCGATGGCGACGCCACCGAGTGCTGCCGCATTCCTGAAGGCACTCCGCGACGAAGGCCTCAAGGTCGTCGAAGTCGGCGACTGGCGCACCCACAACCGCAACCACAAAGGCTCCTGGGGCCCCCTCCACGGCGTGATGATCCACCACACCGTCACCAAGGGCACCGACACCACCGTCCGCCTCTGCCGCGACGGACACTCCTCCCTCCCCGGCCCGCTGTGCCACGGCGTCATCGACAAAAAGGGCATCGTCCACCTTGTCGGCTGGGGCCGCGCCAACCACGCCGGCCTCGGCGACGACGACGTCCTCGACGCCGTCAAGGACGAGCGCGCCGTCCCCGCCGACAACGAGGCCAACACCGACGGCAACCGGCACTTCATCGGCTTCGAGTGCGAGAACCTCGGCGACGGTGACGACCCGTGGCCCGCCGCCCAGCTCGAAGCGATCGAGAAGGCCGCGGCCGCCGTGTGCCGCCTCCTGGACTGGGACGCCGAATCCGTCATCGGCCACCTCGAGTGGCAGCCCGGCAAGGTCGACCCGCGCGGCTTCACCATGCGCTCGATGCGTGACCGGGTCCGCGACCGGCTCAGCGGCGGCAAGCCTCCGGCCAGCGCGCCGGCTCCTGCTCCGGCGCCGTCGGGCACGTACACCGTCCGCAAGGACGACACCCTCTTCGGTATCGCCAAGGACCACAAGACGACGGTCGCCAAGCTCGTCGACCTCAACAAGCTCGACGACCCGAACGAGATCTCGGTCGGTCAGAAGCTGAAGATGCCGGCCAAGGCAACCGCCGCCCCCGCCAAGCCCGCTTACGAGCCGTTCCCCGGCGCCGCGTTCTTCAGCCTGGGCCGCCGCTCACCCCTGATCACCGCGATGGGCCGCCGGCTCGTCGCAGAGGGATGCGGCCGCTACCAGCAGGGCCCCGGCCCGCACTTCACGAACGCCGACCGCCGCAGCTACGCCGCCTGGCAGAGGAAGTGCGGCTACAGCGGCGACGCCGCGGACGGCATCCCCGGCAAGACCAGCTGGGACCGGCTCAAGGTCCCCAAGCAGCTCTGACCCACACTCACCCACCAGACGGACTGAAGAGGAAGTAACCGTGAAGACGCTCAATCGCAAAGTCGCACCCACGGATTTCCGGGGTGCGCTTCGCGATGGGCATTTTCGGCCGGTAACAACGGGCATTATCGGTAGAATTGACGACGTGAAGAATTGCGACGTCTGTGAGACTCCGTTCATGCCCTCGACTGCTTGGCACAAGCGCTGCTCGAAGAAATGCAACTCGATAGCCGGAAACGCGAAAAACGGCGTCGGTATCGCCGAGGTCGAGGAGATGCGTAGGCGTCAGAACGACCTCTGCGCGATCTGCGGAGTGAACGTTTCAGAAGACTTCCATGTAGACCACGATCACGCCTCCGGGCGAGTTCGAGAACTGCTCTGCATGAAGTGCAACACGCTGCTTGGACATTCGTCCGACAGCATCGACGTCCTGAAAAGGGCAATCCAGTACCTAGAAAGGCACTCGGAATGATCCGCATACTGGGTCGCGAGCCCGTCTATTTCCTGGCCTTCCTGGCCATCGTGCTGAAGCTGTCATCCGCCTACGGGCTGGACGTCAGCACCGAGCAGCAGGGCGCCATCATGGCCGTCCTGTCCCTCCTCGTCGCCGTCTTCACCGCCATCGTGCTGAAGACGGGCGCCGCCGCCGCGGCGATCGTGAACCTCGCCCAGGGCGTGCTCGCCCTGTTCCTCGCCTTCGGCCTGGAGATGGCAGCCGAGCAGCAGGCTCTGTGGATGCTGGCCGTCGAGGGCGGCGTCGCGCTCCTGCTGCGCCGCGAGGTCGAAGCACCTGTCAGCACGACACGCCTCGAGCAGTCGAGCGTGGTCAAGCAGGCACCCCGAGCCTGACCTCGCAGAACCATGTGCTTATCCCCTGGACGGGACCCCGGTGAATGAACCCAACCACCCTCACGCTGGTGGGCGCCCTCGTGGCGTTCGCTGGCGTGTTGGCCACGGCCGTCGTGGCTTACGTGGGAAAGCGCGGGGAGCTGTCCCTCAACGGCCTGAACAGCCTGACCGATCAGCTCCAGGAGGAACGCAGCAGCCTCAAGCAGGAGCTGACGGAGAAGAAGCAGGAGCTGCTCGAAAAGACGGTGGCTCTCGCGCAGAAAGACGCCGCGCTGGCGGCAGAAGCGGCCGGGCGGGCTTCCACGGAGGCGGAGAACGCCCGCCTCCGCGCCATCATCGTCCAACTCGGAGGAGATCCCGGATGAGCCGCACAGAGCGGTTCCTCGCCCGCCGCTGGCGCTCCATGGCCACTCTGTGCGCGATTGTCGCCTTGTTCGGGATCGCCTCCATTCTTTGGGCGAGGCAGGAGTCTGCCGATCGTGAGGCGCGGCAGCTAGCGGCGGTGTCCGAGCAGCTGGCGGAGGAGTCCGATCTGCGTGGCACTGCGGTGTCGACGCTGGCGACGGATGTACGGAAGCTGCGGGCGCAGATCACCGCGGACGGGAAAACCCCGGTAGCGCCGGACCCGTCCAACGCCATCGACAACCTGCCCGACCGCGCGGAAGTCCCGGTGCCGATCCCCGGGCCGAAGGGCGACAAGGGCGAGAAGGGCGACCCGGGGAAGCCCGCACCCACCATCACCCCAGAGCCGGGCGCGCCCGGAGAGCCCGGCCGCGACGGCCAGCCAGGCCAGGCCGGTCCCACGGGGCCCGCCGGGCAGCCGGGCCGGGACGGCGCCGATGGCGTCGACGGGGCGAACGGCGCCGACGGCAAGGACGGCCGCGACGGAACAGACGGCAAGGACGGACAGCCCCCGGCCGGCTGGACGTACACCGACCCCAAGGGCGTCACCTACACCTGCACACGCGTCGCCGACTTCGACCCGGCCGCGCCCCGCTACGAGTGCACCCCGACCAGCAGCCCGGACGACCCGCCGCCACCCGGCAACGGGACCACGGTCCTGGGTCTGGCCCCCGACCGCCGCCGCTTCTGATGATCTGGAGACGCTGATGACGATGGTGACGGGCAAGCTGATCGGACCGTCCGACCCGACGCGTGTGGAGGTGACGGCCACCCTCGTGGACGTGACCGGCGCCAGGGTGGTCGGATACGTCGCCAGCCTCGAAGGTGAAGTCGTACGCCCCGTCCGGATCACGCCCGCCTCCGACGGAACCTGGTCGGCGGACCTGGTCGCCAATGCGTTGGTCGAGTCACCAGCGGGGGACACGTTGTGGGAGGTGATGGAGGGCCGCGCCCTGGACGGCACTCCGGTCGTCACGCACATCCTGGTCCCGGAGGCGGGCGAGTGGTGGGTGGGCGACGTGCGGGTCGCCCTGTCCGACGGCCCGACGGAGCCCGGGGCGGTCGTCTTCGTGCCCGGCCCGCCCGGAGCCGCCGGCGTTGACGGAGCTGAGGGAGCGTCGGCGTACGACATCTGGCTCGCCGCCGGGAACATCGGTACCGAGGCCGAGTTCCTCGCCTCCTTGCAGGGAACTGACGGTGTGGACGGCGCACCGGGCCCCGCACGGCCCGGCCTGCTCACCACCGTCGGCCAGCCAGACAACACGATCGGGATCGACGGCGACTGGGCCCTCGACGCAGGCGCCCGACGCCTGTACGGGCCCAAGACCGCCGGCGCGTGGACGCCGTGGCTGCACATCCCGCCCCCGACCGAACCCGGCTGGCAGCTCAACGGCTTCGCGGCGCTCACCGGCACAGACCTGTACCTCACCCACGCCGCCGACGGGTTCGGCTCCGGCACCTGCTGGCGCACCAGCCTCGAGCCCGCCGACGGCCTCGACGTCACCTTCGAGTGCGAGATGTCCGGCGGCACTGGCGCCGACGGCATCACCTTCGCGCTCGCCGACCCTGCCGACACCGCGGCCACCTTCCAGGGCGGCGGGGGAGGCGAACTCGGTCTCGTCGGCTGCACTTCCCTGGCGGTCGCCTTCGACACCGGCGCCGGGTCCCGGGCCCGGATCGTCACCACCAGCCCCACCACGATGACCACCGTCGCCACATACGGAGGCACGCTCGCCCTGCGCGCCGCGCCAGTCCTGGTGCGCGTCCGGTACGCAGCCGGCGCCATCTCGGTGTGGGCCGACAGCGTCCTCCTCTTCGACCAGGTCCCGGCGGCCGTGCCGGAGTCGGTGCGGGTGGGCTGGACCGGGTCGAACGGCGGCGCCAACGACGACCACATTGTGAGGAACGTGAAGTTCGTGGTCGCAGGCGGCATCGAGCTCTGACCGTCTGAGCAGGGCGGTTGTCCTACATAAAGTCACCGCAAATAACCGGGCCTTGCGCGTTTGAGCGCTGCGCCCCATCGCGCCTCGAGCCTGTGCGGGTCACCGCCCCTCAGCAGCCACCACAGGGAACGACTGGGCGGCGTGGCCGTAGCCTCGCCGTGTGCTGCTCTCCGACCGTGACATCGAGGCCCAGATCGCTGATGGCCGTATTCGTATCGCCCCGTACGAGCCGGCGCTGGTGCAGCCGGCGTCGCTGGACGTCCGTCTGGACCGCTCGTTCCTGGTGTTCGAGAACCATCGGTACGCCTGCATCGATCCGGCGGTGGATCAGTCGGACATGACGCGGTTGGTGGATGTGGCTCCCGGGGAGGCGTTCGTGCTGCACCCCGGGGAGTTCGTCCTCGCGTCGACGTACGAGCAGGTGATGCTGCCGGATGACGTGGTGGCCCGCTTGGAGGGCAAGTCGTCGCTCGGGCGCCTGGGTCTGATCACGCACTCCACCGCGGGGTTCGTCGACCCCGGCTTCTCCGGGCACGTGACGCTCGAGTTGTCGAACCTGGCCACGTTGCCGATCAAGCTGTGGCCGGGCATGAAGATCGGGCAACTCTGCTTCTTCGCCTGCTCGTCGCCGGCCGCGGCCCCGTACGGTGCGGGAGCGGCCGGGTCCCGGTACCAGGGGCAGCGCGGGCCGACCGCGTCCCGCTCCCACCTCGGCTTCCACCACACGAAGGTGTGACGCCGGATTCGGTTTCGCCGATGGCTTCCCATACGGTCTCTGCATCGCCCTTGGGAAGGAGCCCGATGCCCCGCAGCGAAGGTAAGGTGCAGGCCCCGCCAGCGGGCATCGTGTGGATCAAGGACTACAGCAGCAGAGACGGCTCGGTGCTCATCCCCGGAATTGCCACCCGGCTCGGCATTAGCCCCAGTACGTACCGCAAGTGGCGGATGCGCAACGAGGGGCCGGTAACTTTCATCATCGGGAAGAAGGTCGCCGCCAGGATCGACGCCGTCGAGTCGTTCCTGTTGGACCTGCATGAGACCGCAGTTCGCGAGGTGGCGCAAAGGGCCGAGGACGCCGCCTCCTGCGGACGGCCTCCGGAACCTCGTACGCCGAAGGCGCGAACGCGAGGGGGACATTCATGACCGTGCCCGAGGCGCCTAGCGTGCCGCGCCCGTTGCAGATCCGACCGGGCATCCCGGCGCCCTCCACCGTCGAAGGCGAGCTATTCCACTACACACCGGCCGAGGCCGCTAAGTGGCTCCCGTTCTCGGCCAGGATGCTTCGGGAGATGGCCTACCGGCGGGAGATCCCCCATGGGAATGGCGGCAATCGGATCAGCTTCGCCGGCCTGCACATCCGGGCCATCACTGAGCAGTTCACCGTCGAGGTCCTGCCCGAGTCGAAGCGCGCCGCACCCCGCGGGCGCCAGTAGCGGCAGCATGCCCGCCCCTAGGAGGCTGGACCAGAACCGACTACGGCTTGCCCTTCTTGAGCATCCGCTCCAAGGAGGCCAAGACCTGTTCTTCCGTCGCCCTCTGCTCGTCGCTGAGCTCCGCAGTGGCGAGCTTGGCCCGTAGCTTGTCTACCGCGGCCTGGAGGATTGGCCCCTGGTCGGGGGCTTCGGGGTGCGGAATCTGCGGCTCGCGACTGCGTCGGCGCTCCGCGAACTGCTCGCGGGTGATGTACCCCTCGCGATATGCCTGTTCCCATCCGGCTTCGATCTCGTCGTCGTTGGGGTCCTGCTCGCGGAAGTCGAGTTCCCAGGCGTCTGGGTCGTCGATCGGTTCGGGTTCGGCGAAGGGGTCCGGATCGTAGGAGAGTCCGTAGTCGGGGCTGTGGGGCCCGTACTCGGATTCGTTGCTGCTGTAGGTCATGGCGGCCTCCCCATTACGCACCAGACGGTGGTCTGAGCCTACCCACGAGCGGCGTCGCCTTCATCCGGCCAGCCGTATCCTGACGTGCAGATGCCCCAGCCCGCTTCGCTCGGGCTGGGGCATCGCGGCAAGCCTGGTCAGCGTGCGAGGTGCCACCCGACAGGGCAGGTACGCCGCATCAGGTCAAGGACCCACTGAGGGGTCCAGTGAACACCGCCGGGGAAGACGACGTCCTCCAGCCGGTCGGTCAGGGTCCCATCGCGGTCACGCCACTTGCCGAACACCCGGGCCTCGCCGTGGCACTCCGTCTTTCCGGGGAACCGGGTCAGCTTGATGCGCACGCCGCTGGGCACGATGTGACCGACGTCGTACGGCAGCGGGACTTCGGGGGCTCCGTCCGGCAAGGTGAAGGTATACGTCCGGAACTCGGACTCGTGGACAGCGTTCACCGCCATGGTCGTAGCCCTCACTGCTCTGTGGTGGTGTCGGGTAGGGGGATGTCGGATGGCAATACCATGCCGAGGTACTCGACTGCGGCCGCTCGCTGCACCACGATCAGGTCGATCCCCAGCCCCGCGGCAATGGCCGCCATGAGCGGCGGGTTGACCTTCACCGCCTGGCCTGTCGCGATCCGCCACAGGTGATTCGCGCTGGGCTGGTAGCCGGTTACCGGGTCGACGGCGCGCTGGTGCAGTGCCTCAAAGGTCAGTGGTCGGCCGGTCCCTGCGTGCGCGGCCACCAGCTCCCTGAGAGTCAGCACAGTCGTGGCCCTCACTGCTCGGTGGTGTCGAGCTTGTCGGCCTCGGCTCGCAGCGCTGCTGCCTTCTCCAGCCACATCCGCTCGTCGTCGGTCCGGGGACCGGCGGTGACGGGCGGCACACGGCTCTCCAGCTCTGCGGCACGGGCGCGCAGTTCGTCGGGGGTGCTCATGGTCGTGCTCCTCACTTCACGGTGGTGCGGTAGGTGGCGCTGCCAGGGTCGGTCTTCTCCAGGAGGCCGGCGGCGGCGAGGTCGCGGAGGATCTGGCGGGCCCGCTTGTCGGTGACCTCGTGTCCGGCGTCGCGGAGAGCTGCGACCGCCAGGCCGGTGTTCCACTCGCCCCCGAAGGTGCGGACCGCGCTCTCGAGGACCTGCTTCTGCGTCGCCGGACGGGCAGCCGCCTCGGGGTCCTTACGGTCCCGGGGGCGGGAGTAGGCGTCCAGAACTCGGTAAAGGCGGGACGGCGGGAAGCCCGTGGCGATGGCCGTGGCCTTCCGGTCGGCGTGGGGGCTGGTGTCGTCGGCGGCGATGATGACCAGCTCGCGGAACTCTTCCAGATGTCGGATGAGCCGGCTGGTCTGGGCGGCCGTCTCGTTGAGGTCGTCGAAGTCGGTGGCCTCGGTAGGGGGTTCGACCTCGCGGACGTTGCGGAGGCCGTCGAGGATGGCGGCCGCCAGGTCGGGGGTGACGTTGGCGGCGGTGCCCTTCGGCTGGTCGCCGGCGGTGACGGTGAGGTGAAGGCGGCGCATCAGGCGTCGTCCTCGTTCTCGACCAGGGTGTAGCTGCCGCCGACTCCCGAGTTGGACAGCGCGGTGGGGAACAGCTCCTTGCTGAAGTGGTCCTCCTTCTCGTCCTCGGTCATCGCCTCCCACTTGGCGCGGTCGACGTAGAAGTCCTCGGTGTACTCGTTGCGGGGCGGGATCTCGATGGTGACTCGGATGGTCACGTCGTCCGCCGTCTCTTCGGCCATGATGCATACGCTACACGTATCGCGTTCGCTACACAAGGAATCGAGAGGGACGGATCTCGCGAGAAACGGCACCGCGCTCAGGATCGTTCCTGGCGAAGAATCGGAAGCCGCCTCCGCTTCGCGACTCTCGAACGGCGGCCCGGATGCCGGGTCCTGATGCGGGATAAGCTCACATCTCATGCCCAACGCCCCGGAGGCCCGCGCATGTACATCGACCCGCGACTGCTTGAGATCGACCGCAACTCCGACGAGAGGGAGCCGACCGAGGTTGCCGCAGACCAGATGGCGGTCATCGTCGACAACCTGATGGCTGGCTACTTCCTCAACCCGCAGCGCACCGACGCCATGCTGCGCCGGGACGGCTTGACTAAGTCCGCCGATCATCTTGTCGAGTTGTTCGGACCGGAGTGGTGGCAGCGCGTCGGGAGCTCGGGATGATCTCCCACGTAATAATTTCCCGCGTACGCCTCAGATGCGCCCAGACCGGACGCCACCTCAGCTGCTCCGTCCAATGGCCGGCCGAAGGCGCCGATCCTTAGGATCGCTCTGACAGCAGAATCGAACGCGTCGAACAATTCCCCCTGCTGATGGCCTTGTCAGGGGCATCAGAACGTCTCACTCCAGATAATGTTCCTTCTATGGAGCCAAACTCTGAGGTGGGGGAGACGCGTGCGATGAGAGTCGTCATCGACAAACTGGAGCTGGACCTGCCGGCGCTTCCGCGCCCCGGCGACTACGTCTCCTACCAAGGAGACCCCCGGGAAGTCACCGCCGTCACATGGGTCATCCCGGAACGGGGACGCGGCGGACAGCAGCCGACCGCCGACGACGTCGTCGTCCACGTCCAACTGTCCGCCGACTGGCGCGAGGGGAAGACCGACGCCGAGCTCCACGCCATGCGTGCACACCCAGACTTCGAGTACGCCACGACCGAGGGCCCTCGCAAGCAGTGGGACGACGTGGGCACCCCACCGGCCGATGACAACGGCAACCCAGATCCGACGTGGGAACGCAACACCGATGCAGGCCGGGACGGCTGGGATCGCTTCGACTACACGGAGGCGTCTTACTGGCGGCGCCGGCGGCGGAAGGGGCCGGCCGGGACCAAGCCTCCAGCCGGACCCAAAGGCCCGGTGGGAGTAGAGGGCGAACTCGCCCCGGACTACGAGGAGAACTGACGACCGTGAACGCGTGCGTGTTCTGCGAGATTGTCGCCGGGCGGGCGCCGGCCACCGTCGTATGGGAGTGGGACGACGCCCTGGCGCTCGTGCCACTCGGGCCGGTCGTCGACGGGCACACCCTCGTCATCCCGAAGCAGCACGTCGCCGACTTCGGCGAGGACCCCGACGTGTCCGCCGCCACCATGCGGCGCGCCGCCGAACTCGCGGCCGGTGACCGCCCGATGAACGTCATCACCTCCCGCGGCCGCGAGGCCACCCAGTCCGTGTTCCATCTCCACCTGCACCTGGTGCCCCGCGCTGCGAACGACGGCTTGGCGCTGCCCTGGTACAGCGGACACACCCGGCGTCGAACAGCATGACCGAGCACGACGAGATCGTGGACGCGGAGCTGGTCGACGACGAGCGGCTCCCCGCCATCCCCGAAGACCGGGCCCCCGCCATCCGGCAGGAGGACGAGGACCCTGACGCCTGGTTGCCCCCGGAGGCGCAGGCCGACGTCCAGGCGGGCATCCCCCGGGACACCAGCCGAGCGTACGAAGGCGACATGCAGCGCTTCGCCGAATGGTGCGCCACGGTCGGCCGGCGTGTCATGCCCGCAGCCCCCCAGACGGTCACCGCCTACCTCTCCTACCTGAAGCGCACTCCCCGCCCGAAGACGGGTCGGCCGTACGGACCGGCAACGATGGACCGGATCATCGCCTCCATCCGCTCCTCCCACCGTGCAGCCGGGTTCGAGCCGCCCGACACCATGGGTGCCCGCAAGGTTGTCGCCGGGTACCGGGCCGAGCTGTCCGAGGCGCAGGACCCCGCGGCGGAACCGAAGAAGGCGAGCCCCGCCGACCGGGCCGTACTCCGTGAGGCCCTCGAACAGCTCGACCGCCGCACCCTGGTCGGCAAGCGGGACGCCGCGCTGATGCTGCTCGGTCATGCCCTCGCCTCCCGTGGCAGCGAGCTGGCGCCGCTGGACTGGCCGGCCAGCTTCACCGAGCTCCCCGAGGGCGGGTTCCGGGTACGGGTGTACCGGAAGAAGCGGAAGAAGTGGCAGCCCGTCGAGGTGCTACCGGACCCGGAAACGGACATGTGTGCCGTGGCCGCCGTCCGGGACCTGGTCGCCGCCCTCGCCCGCGAAGGCCACCACTCCGGCCCCTTGTTCCTGCGCATCGACCAATGGGGGTACATGGGGGCGGAGATGACCCGCAACGGGCAGCCGGTAGGCGACCCGACAGGCCGGATCAGCATCAACGGTGCCTCCGACGTCGTCACCCGGTCCATCCGGCGCACCGGCCTGCCTGGCAGGTGGCGGTCCCACTCGCTGCGCCGCGGGTTCGTGAAGTCCGCCCGGGACGCCGGCGTGGACATTGTCGACATCGGCCGCCACGGTGGCTGGGACGACCGGTCGAAGGCCCTCATCGGCTACATCGACGAGGAGGCCAGCACCGGCGAACGGAACCCGCTGGCACAGATCGCCAAGAAGGCGACCCAGCAGGCAGAGGAGCAGGCGTGACGAGCACGGAGCGGAGCAGCACGGACATCCGTCCGTTGCTGGACGAGATGCTGTCCGTGGCACGGGAGGGTGTCGCCCGCGCGGGCTGGAAGTTCGGGGATCCGGACGAGAAGCTGCTGCTGCCCGTCATCGGCGCGCTGACGGTGTTCTTCGGTCAGCGGCTTCATTTGGACCGGGCGCCCGTGGATGAGGAGGGCGTGCGCGCTGAGGTGGCGCGGGAGCTGCGTGAGGCTGCGTCCCGTCATCCGGTGGGGACGGCGCGGCATGGCGCGTTCATGGAGGCGGCACGGTTGGCGGAGCGGGGGGCTCGGTGACAGGGCGCACGTATAGG